CCTGCTCTATACAGATTGTAATATGAAAATATACAATGAGCGAACCCTCAAAAACCTTTACAAAATAACACCGCCTATGGTATAATGTAATCATCAAAGGCAAGGGCCCGCTTTTGAACTAAACAAAACTAATCTAAAACAAAAGGAGAAACCAACTATGGAAACAACCGCACTCATTGCAACAGCAACAACTCATGAAAGCAAAGTAAATCTTTTTCGCGCACTGACCAACGCAAGCCCGTTCAGTGAAGCGGTCAACAAAACCCTATCTGTGGTACAGATCATCGACCAGCCCGCGGTCAACGATCAGGGCGAGCCGGTCAACCGTTATTTCTTTCTGTGTGAAGATGGATCCGCCTACATGTCTATGGCGTTGGGCGTGGATAGCTGTGTAAAAGCAGTAAGATCAATTTGGGGATCGGATTTTGCCGAACCCTTGCAGATCGTACCTTGCCAGGTCAAGACGAAAAACGGTCACACATATAAATTTACTGTACTGTAAATTTATTAAAATTCAAAATTATAGCCCGGTAAATCCGGGCTATAATCATTTACTGGTGAAAGAATATGAAGAAATTTATTCATACTAAACAGCGTAAAGCAGAACTTGCCGCCGCCATTTGCGGATATAATTATAAAATAAGGCGAGCCGCCGCGCTGAAAGCCCATGGGAAATATGAAGGTGTTGTATTGCCTAAATTATTAAATCCTGAAAAAGAATTTGCAAAAATAACAACCTTAGAGGAATACAACGAATTATTAAACCGAATCCGAGAAACCGGGCGAGCGGTTCGACAGGAAAAATTTATAACATTAGGTAAATACAAAACCATCGAAACGCAAACAACACGAATCATCAAAAAACAGCAAGAAAGAAGTATTCAAGCGTTTATTAGAAATGAAACGCCTGCCAAAACCGAATTCAAATCAGCAAAAGCGTTAAAAGATTTCATGTATAAATATCAAAAAGAAACCTTTGAATCATTCAATGAAGCAAGGGCAGAGGTATTCAAAGATAATGTTGTGATAGCTTTGACAGCGTTAGGTTTTATGGGTTTAGTTAGCGAATGGCAAAGGTTATCACTTATTCAGGTGGACTCAGTAAATAGGGCATGGCCTGAAGCCGTGGAAGTTATGTGGGCGGCCTATGAGTCTAAGGACGAAAGCAAATATCAGGAAGCTTATGACAGAATGCGAACAGCAATAAATGGTGTAAAAGGTATTGTTAAATACACAAAGGGTACAGTGAAATGAACGAATATATTTCCGATTTTGAAACACAAAAGGATCCGGAAAACGGCGTCATGTCTGTATGGGCGTGGTCTATCGTTGAAGTTAACGATCTTTCAAATATTCAATACGGAAATAATATTGAAACATGGGTTTCAGCGATTCAAGGACTTCCGAACGGGTCTTTAATTGGCTTTCATAATTTAAAATTTGATGGAAGTTATATTTTAAGTTATCTTTTAGGCGTAGCAAAATGGCAATACAATGACAACCCCAAAGCAAGAAAAGCAAAAACCGTTGAATGTTTAATCAGTTCAATAGGGGTTCATTATAATTATAGAATAAACTTCACCAAACGAAAACATATTAAAATTTATGACACCCAAAAAATATTCAACATGAGCGTTTCACAGATTGCTAAATCTTTCGGAATCAAAGAGCAAAAAGGGTCTATTGATTATGCAACCTTTCGCGGATATAACTATACAATGACCCCTGAAGAACTAGAATATATAACCAATGATGTTATAATTGTAGCAAAAGCAATTAAGCAATTCAGGAATGAGGGTCACGAACGCAACACCATAGCTTCAAACGCTATGCGCTATTACAAGAAAAATAGTTACTATTCAAACTATGAATTTTTAACATACTTTCCGCACCTTGATGATGATTTGTACCATTTGTTAAAGCGCGCCTATAAGGGCGGCTATTGTTATATCAATCCAAAGTTCAAAGGAAAACCGGTAGGCCATGGCAGGGTATACGATGTTAACAGCTTGTACCCGTCTGTAATGAGTGATCCGCGCAACAAATATCCAATCGGCACTCCGGTGTTTTTTGAGGGTAAATACAAAGATGATCCAATATACCCATTATATATACAGTTCATAACCGCACAGTTTGAATTGAAAAAAGGAAAAATACCAACGATTCAAATTAAAAATGATAAACGATTCAACCCCCGCGAATATATAACAACCACCGGTTGTTTAATGGTGAATCTGTATTTAACCAATGTTGATTTGGAAATGTTCTACAATTGTTACAATATAAAAGAAATTCAATATATAGGCGGTTATAAATTCATAGGTAGATCAGGAATTTTTATTGATTATGTAAATCATTTTAAGGAAATGAAAATGCAAGCCACCATTGAAAAAAATGCAGGGAAAAGAAGCATTGCAAAATTGTTTCTTAATTCACTGTATGGAAAATTCGGCGCAAGTAATGATAAATTTGTTAAAAGGCCATATATCAATAGCAAAGGAATTCTTGCTTATGAAACAGTTGAAACCCCGCGGCCTGCTAAGACGGTGTATGTGCCTGTGGCCGCATTTGTGACAGCATACGCCCGGAGATTCATTCAAACTCTATTTATTAAAAATGTGAATCGTTGTTGTTATTGTGATACAGATAGTTTACATTTGATCGGTGATGATCCTCCGGATGGTGTAAAAATCAGCGAAACAGAATTTAACTGCATGGCACATGAAAGCAGTTTTTCAAGGGCAAAATTTTTAGGAGCAAAACTTTATATTGAAGAAGATGAGCAAGGCAATCTTGATGTAAAGGCGGCTGGATTGGGACAAAATGAGGTTGTAAAAAATCAAATCACATTTGAAAATTTCAACACCGAACAGGAATATTTTGGAATTTTGAAAAGTAAAACAGTGCAAGGCGGCGTAGAATTAAGTGAATCCCCATTCAAGATACGCGAACGCGGAACACGATTTTAATAAACAGTGTCGATTATTTCAGCGAATTTCCCCAAAAGTATTTATAGAATTGGGCATTTGTGATATAATTAAGACAAGAAAGGAGGAAAGAAAAAAAAATTTGTCTGGGGCTGAGCAAATCAGCCCCGGCATAACAACTAAATTAAAAGGAGTAAAAATTATGAAAATGCAAAAAAGATGGGATCGACACTACGAATACGCAACAGCCTATTGGGTTGATCTTGAAAAACCGATAATTGTTTTTGATTCCGTTTTGAATGAGATTGCAAAATACGAAGAATTACCGGTAGATTATCAAAATTTAGTTGATAGTGCTATTGATGAATTTGAAGAGGGTTATAATAATGTGATCCGTTTGGGTTGTAAATTATATGAACGGTTCAATTATCAACGCTTTTCCATTCTGCGTCAAATTGAATCTTATGACGAAACAATCTATAATATTAAGGAGGTGAAAAAGTGATTCGCTTTCTTATTAAACAAGAATTCGCTTGGGCTATAAAATGCTTTGATAGGAATGAAGAAATAAAAAAGCCATTTGAGAGGTATTTTGCTTCATTCATCAATCAGGTATTAAAGGGTCAAAAAGAAATAACGCTAAAAGCGCCAAATACCTTGACTGGCGTGCGAGATCTTATTTATTTTTCAAAAGCATTGGATTTGATACGATATTTAATCGAAGTCCACGAAGAAAGCAATGTTGTCGCATTGACATTCAAAATGAACGCAAACGCAAAATCAATGCACGCGGCAAGAAATGTAATAGCGAGGTATGAAAAACGACAAATTATGAAAAAATCAAAAACATGACTGTTGAAGAAATCGATCGCGATACTTTTATAAAAGCAACTGGGGAAGATTTAACATGTTTGCAGAAGGCTGTTAATTGTGATGGGGTCGCATATATTGCTTCTGTGGATAATGAAATAACTGATATTTTAATTCCTATCGGATTTTTTAAGGAGGGAAGATTTTGAAATGCAACCAACAGTAGCAACCGCGTTACAAGCAATTCTTGCAGATCGTGGGTACAAGGTTCTTGAAGTAAAAACCTTTTCCGGTGCCACATTTGTTGGCGCCAACATTCAAATCAAATTCAACGAATTTCTTTTAACAAAATGCGTATATTGCAACGATAAATTGTTTTCAACAATTCAAAACATATCGGAAGTGCGAATTTTATTTTTCAGTTAAAAAGAAATAACCCGGGGAGAAATCCCCGGGTCTTTTTATTTGTAGCGCTTGCAGGCAATATTATAATCATAAATGCAAATCCACCCCGAGGGGATTCGCGCCCAAATATTTTTATTACCTTTGTAAACCAATTCAAGGATTGTACATTTGGTGCCCCGCTTCAGGTAAGCAATGTTGTTTTTGTCGTCACGATTCAAACAATGCTTTCTTCCGTCCGAAGTCAAATCCTTGATCTTTTTTCGTCCGGTGTTTGCGCCTGCACCTTTATATACACCGCGCACATAGGTCAATGTGATTGACGATCCGATTTTAGGGCGAGGGTAGTCAAAAATAGCACCACGCGTTTTTGGCCGAAGCACACCAAGTACCCCTTTATAGGTGTGTTTTACTTTTTTGCACTTTGAACCGCGCGGCCAGTTTTGATCGAACGATTCAAACCACTTTGTATTTCCGTTTCCGGTGGCCACGGCAATGTGACCATAAGGGGATATTTTTGTTCCCCAAACAACAATGTCACCCTTTAATGGAACGAAAGTAGGATTGTTTGCGATTTTTTCAAAATTTGTAACAAGGGCTTTATGTGTGGAATAATTTGTATAATAATCAACCGCATTTCCCCATGCTCCGGGCAGAAGCCCGAAGCAGGAATTTAAGTAAACCTTAGCCAAGTCCACGCACTGGGCACCGGCCACGCGGTCATAATCAATTAGCCTGCCTTTGCATGAGTTGTAAAACTGATCGTAGGTCATTCGGTATAACCCCTTTCTTTCGCTTCATTCTTAAGAATATCACCGGCAATGGCCGAAGAGGTGAAGCTATTATTCTTCCACCAGCTCCAAACTGTTGAAAACACTGTTAAAAGTGTGGAAAAAAACAAATAAACTTCATCATCAGAAAACGGAAGCGGATTTTTGCCGATCATAGTTAGAACGGAATTGACAAGCGCAACAAAAGTCACGATTGTGCGAATAATGGTATCTTTTGAAACATTTTTCATTTTACTTTGTCCTCCAAATCTTGTATTCTGTGATCTGCTACCTGCTGGCGCAGTTCTTGAAGTGCAACCCTTTGTTGTAGGTTGTTGTACTGTTCTTGTTTCTTCTCAAGCTGTTTAATTCTGTACAAAGTCTTTGAATTGGCAAGCCACGCGGTGAGCGAGGTGCCCACCAGCGTGACCGCAGATGACAGTATTATAGTTAACTGTTCAACTGTAATTCTACTCACCCCTCAAAAACAATGCCGTCAATCACAAGTCCGTTTGCGTCCGAAACAGTGAAAACCCTGCTACCATCATAAGCAACTTTGATTGTGTTTGATCCCTCCGTGACTAACATTGTAAATGCCGATCCGGTTTTGAACCCATAGAAATACTGAATTCTTTCAACACCGGAAGCGCTGGAATGATAGCGAACACCGATCCGGCTTGAATGCTGGACGATATTATAAATCATTTCAGCGGACCAAATTTGTACTCCGCCATCGGAGCGGGTGTCAATCGTTCCGCTTGTCCGGTTCTGCGCGTCGCAAATTTTCCGCTGACAAATAAGGGCGTTATCGGATTCAAGATTTACGCCAATATTGTGTTTTTCGTAACCGTAAAGCTGGGAACCGCGTTGCAGTCGAATGCAGGGTGTTGTTGGCCATTCTTTCAAGGTGCCGGAACCGCCACCGGATAGAACCAGGGTTGTATTCAGCATATTGTATGCAGTTTTGCCGGAAGCATAAATCAATTCAACATCGTTGCAAAGTAACTTATTTACATTTACCGCGCGGATTGTATGCGGTAGGTTTGCGTCATTAGTGTTTGAATTTGCAATTTCCAAATTATCAAGCGTCACAGTGTTTGAATTGTGAATCACCAAGCCCATCAATTTTGGCTTTGTGGTCGGCGGATCGTTGGAAGTGTAGCGCCCGGATATATAAACATTGCCACCATTCGCGATATTGAACCATCGGTAAGAACCGGTTGTACCTTTTACGCGAATTTCCAATTCTTGGTGATAAATAGGGCAGGCGAGTAAGTCCATAGCCTGAAATATTTGATTGAAAGGGTTGCCTTTTGTACCATCGGGGGATCGGTTCATGTGATAAATACCCCCGGTGTCCTCATCTTTATCAACATAAACAATATTGTTAAAGGTGGAATATCCCACGCCCTGCCCCTGTGTGGTAGTCTGTTTAATAGATGACGGTGTGCCCTGCAACAGAGAACCGCGCCAAATAGAAATCATTGAATCCGTAGGGTTTACCGCAGTAATGCCCTGTGAGTTTGCATATACATAGAATTTATCATTTACAGTTAAATCCTCAAATTCTCCCGACCAAAAACGCTGATTGTCCAAATACTGGGGAATTGTAAACTGCCGGATATAAACGCCTGCTTTATCGTAAATGCGAATTGTGTTAGGCGAGTAAGTGAGCATTACAAAGGCGGTTGCGTTGGCTTTAATTGTCTGCATGATATAGTCAAAGCCCGGGTTTGAAAGCGCCACCATATTTGACGCGGTGTTTGTTGTCGGGTTCCATTCATACACATTCAAACCTTGTGATATATACATTTGATCGTTTGTTGTGTCATAAGCAACCGAAGAAACAGCGCTTTCATTGTAGCCGGCGGGGGCAGGATATTTTTGTATTGTTGCAAGCGTGGTAGGGTTCAATTCAAAAATCGTCTTAGAGGGCGAGCCGTTCAATTCACTTGTGGCAATAAAAAGACTATTTCTTTTTGAATTGTAAACGATTGAATTGGCGTGGCCTAATCCCTCAATATCTCGCCGCGTCACCTGTGCGCCGTTTGAATAGTTGAATACAACAACCGCCGCCGTGGTGGGGTGCAACTCCAAGGTGTGACCCCGGGGCACAAAAGCGCAGGCATAATAATTGTTGCCGCCAATGGTATACCGTGCCCCGCCTTGATTCACCGGGTAACGGGCTGTTTCCTGTTCGGCGTTGGCGAGATTTTCCCCGCGATATGTCCAGCCCAACAGCCATCGCTCAAAATCAATGTAGGTTGAATGGGGTTGATTTTTGAATGTTACAAAATCCTTTTTCAGTTGGGCAATTTCCTGCCGAAACTCATCAAAATATGGATCACAAATAACGGCGAGAATTTCTTTTAATGTACCGTCATCGTACCATTTCTGCAACTGCTCCGTGACTGTTTCCTTAATGTGTTTATCAAGGTTTTCAAGTAAATCAATTACATATTTTATTAAGTCGTCGTAACTGTTCACTTTTTCAATTACTTCATTCATTTTCTTTAGGACAGCATAAAGCAATTCCTCAAAAGATAATGAATCGTCGTAGACTTGCGGCAGAATTCGGTTGCAATAAAACCGCCGAAGAACCGCGATCGGGTCAACATCGGGTTTGGGATAATTCATAATTTTCCTCCTTAGTACCATAAAGGCATAAACATATCTTTATATTCGTCAAGCAGTTCCGAATACAAACCGTTTACTTCATTTTTGAATTGCCGGAAAACTTCCCCAGCGGGGATTGTTAAACCGGTTATTGTTTCGATTTGATTTGTTTTGGTTGTGGTGTCATTTGCTGTGGTGGTTGATCCTTTATCCGTTGCTTTGTTTGAAGCCGTATCAAGGTTGGCGCGGTCCGCGTATTCAATGGAGTTGAAGTCTTTTGCTTTCATCATATTGCCGGGTAGATCGCTTGCTGCACCCCGCATTGTTGAATTGGAATCGTTTTGATTTGAGAAAGAACCGGTTGACTTGCTTTTGCCTGTGGCGTTTGAATCTGTTTTGCGGTTAAACTTTTGATTTGCAACAGCCAAATCCGCGGTCATCTGTGCAAATCCATCAAAGGCTTTTGCATATCCGGGCATGACTTCCATACATTTAGCTTGCAATTTTAATTTCCATAGATTGTAAGTTTCAAAAGCAAACTCGTCAGTTAAATAATGAAAAATAAAAAGGGTTTCAAAATATCGCTTGAAGTCCTCTATTTTCTGTGGAGTTGGGTACGAAAAATCAAATATTTTCTTTCGCGCAGATTCAACGCGAATATTCAAAGCGTTATTTCTGTTCTCGCATAAATTGTTTACAACAACTTCCAAACTTGTTGTATACCGTGCCATTAGTCCCCCTCCTCCGGTTCATCGTCAGTATTTATACTATCAAAGGCGGATTTGTCGCTTTCGATTATTTCACTTTGTACCCGCGGTTTTACGGAAATATTCAACCCGAACCGCTCATTGATCTGCTTGCAAGCGTTTTTCCGTTCGTATAGCATTGTTTCAAGGTTGATTGATACAAATTGATTATTTGCATTTACTTCATCAGTAATAAGGCGTTCCGCTTTTTCGTTCTGCACATTGTTAACGCCAAGAAATGAAAGAAATTCCGCTTTGTAACTTTCAAGTAATGTATATAAATCCTTAGCAACTAACGGCGCGCCGGTGTTTACACTGCCAAAACAGTCGTTGAAATCATTGTCTTTGTCAATGAATATATAACCCTCCGAGCCGTCATATTTTGAAAACAAATTCGCAAGTGCTAACTTTTGATTTGTGGTGCCTTTAAGAATTACCGGCGTTTTTTGGGCGTTAACATTTATATCAATAATCTGCTGGGTTTTTGCAATTTTGTTTACAAAATAATTGATATAAAATAAAGTCGGTGTCCACATCGGATTGTTTTTGATTAAAACAAAATCGTCCGCGTTGTAGTCTTGATTGAAGTTGATACCATAACCGTTGATTTTTACAGGATAGCCGTACAAATTCAACACGGATTGATCTGCCGCGCGTAGCCCTAAAAAACCCCGGTCGCGATCGTTGCAGAACGCGGCCTTGCCGTCTTGGATCAATGCGAGTTCTAAAAAGTCCGCGTCCACCGTGTCCGGCAATTTTTCCCATTCAAAGACAGTTGCGGCAATATTCATAAAGTAGCACTGATAGATTTGGTTTAATTGTGTCGCAGTTAAGATTGAATTGAATTGACCGGCAAAAGTGCCGTTTGTGGCTGGGCTGTGATAAAGTGCAAAGGGCTTTGTGTTTGCAGGATTTTCCATATTATCACTCCTTTTTAATCGTTATTTAGGGAATAATTTCCAAAATCTGAAATAGAATGCCAAATTGTGACCCCGGTGTTAAACATACCACGAATTGAAGCGGCTTCAGGCGCAGGGGCGTTTACTTTGATATTGCAATCAACTGTTTGTAAATAATTCCATTTACTGCGGGTATCTTTCCAACTGGAAATTTTCCCCCATTCGTTAATTGCATATCCATACAGATCCAAAAAATCATCAATCGGCCCGCATTCATGATATAAAGGTGAACAGTCAACCAACCGAAAAACACAGTTATCGCTTGAAATGGAAGTTGAATCACCTTGCGAACCTTTTGTTGCCACTTTTGAATTAAAAGCGCTTGCAATATCCCTTGACGCATTGAAAATAGAACCAACTGCCCCCACCCCGGAGGTAATCGCTCCGGCAACATTGCCGGTGGCAATATTTGCACCAAGACTTGCGGCACTCCCGGCCACAGCCCCAGCCGCATTCAACACGGAACCAACGCGGTTAAGTGTGCCTTGAACTCCGCCATTTTCATTGTAGCCAACTTGCATTTCACACCCGTATGGAACATCAAACACGGATTCGGCAGGCATTGCATAATTCGTAAATTTCAATTTGAAAACATTTGTTGCAATCGGCTTCATTTCAATCTTCATCTTAATCGCATTTCCTGAAATAAATTCAGGGCGTAACGGTTGACTAAAACCGTTATAATTGTAAACAACATAAACACGACACATTGAAGTTAGCATTTTTTTGTTTCGTGGAGTATATCCGCAGGCAAGTGTTGACCCGCTCAACCCTGCATTTGCCGTTTGCGTACAAAGATAATTAGTTGAAATGTATTCAAAATCAACGCCACCGGCTGAAACAGAGTATAACCAACCGCCGCTTTTTAAGGTTTGATAAACCCAACGCGGTAAACACTTAAAGGTTAAAATGTCTTGTCTACGGTCAACCTCTCCGGCAAATTCATTGATTAACTTTTGTATATCGTCCGCTTGATGAATAAAGCAACTATATTGACCAGTCATGAACGAGCCATCGCCATAGCCACCATAAACCCAAGGGTTGCCTGGCCTTGAAACAGAAACCATTGTCCAAAGCGGTGCCCATTCTGTTTCATCAAATAGAGAAATTTGCTTTTCATAATCAGCAGGCGCTCCAACCGGTTCAGGTTGAAGCCATCTACCTACGGTGTCATCGCTTTTTTTCACATGTGCGCGGGCGATTAAGGATTTATAATAGGTAATGTTAAATTGATAGGTTTGCCAGTAATCGGTTGTAATATAAATCATTGCAATGTCTTGCGCGATATATTCAACACGATCAATGAACGCATAATACCATTTTTTGTTTCCCTGACGATTTACAAAATCGCGGTTTTGATAACGGCAATAATTAAAAGCTTCAAAGCGTGCAAAATTACCCTCAATCCTAAAGGCCTGATCCTTTTTAATGTAATTGAATTTTGTCGCGCTAACGCCTTTTGCCGCCAAACCATCAAAGGCGGCGACTTGCGCCGCCGCCGTTGGGAAATCAACAATGGCGTGGCATTCCTCGGGCTTACCCCATGGAACTGTAAATAAATCCAATCGTGTAGTTGGCTGTGTTACTGCCATTGTCTTTACTCCTTTATGTTTTACTTGTCGCCCTTATGCTGAATACATATTTACCAATCACATTTGCCTTATTATCGTAAACATATAAACAATAGGTGCAAATCATCGGTAGTGTTAAGAAATCAGCAACACCGTGCAAATAGGTTGATTTTAGTTCTAACTTGAATTGATCGTTGTTTTCACCGGTGATAGAAACATTCAAATCATAAAAACCGCGATTGATCCATTCATTGGCGGGTATTTGCATAAGTGCCGAATAGCCCAGCGGTTCAAAAGTGCCCGCTTCAACATTATCGTATGCCACATCAACAAGCTGTAACAGTCCATTTACATTTTCTGCTTTTCCGTATGTTTCAGCAGAAAAAACCGGAACTGTTCTTGTATCGCTTGCTTCTGTTTCAACAGTGCTTTCAATGAAGTTTACGCCATAATCACCGGCGGCAGGGCAATCAAATTCAAGGGTTCCGTCATGATTGAATTTTTTATATTGCAACATGATGGTTAAATCGTAAAATTTACAACCACCGCAACCGGCGTTGCTACGCCGTCGGCAATAATGTTACAAAGAACGGTTGCCGTGTGAGTGGTATCGGCGGTTGAATGGCCGGTGAAAGTGATTGTCTTTGCGGTGGGATCAAAGGTGATCGTCACATAATCAGCCAAGGTTTCAGCGGTGATTTTATCCTTGGCGGCACTTTCAAGTACCTGCTCAAATTCAAGGCGCATTGCATTCACCTTGTAATCGGCGGGGGTAGTTGCATAATCAACAGTCTGCGTTGCGTCTGCCGCTTCCAGTTTTACAAAGTTTTCCCCTGTTGCTTCATGGAAACTGGTGATTGTCAAATCCTGCAAAGCGTCCGCTTTCGGAACTTCAAACACCATTGCATTAGCAAAAGGGCAAATACCGTAAATCTGCCAGACATGGAAGAAATATTGCCAAGTCAAAGAAGATCCGATAAAATCCTCTGCCGCGGTTTGGATATTGTCATACACCTGGAACAGTGCTTCATCGCAGATCACAAAACCAATATCAGACAGGGTTTTCCCGGTGCGCTTTCTGTTCTCCAAATCGTAATTATCATAGTCGAAAGAATCGACTACAATAAGGTTGTTTCGGAAGTCGGCTTCTGCCATATTGAAAGCCATGGCAAGCACCTTAACGCCCAGCTTATTGATTAAGTCGGAACGAATGATAATTACAATGCGGTCAGCTTCCGACCATGTTTCCACCGGGTCACCAACTGCGCCGGGCTGATTGATATAATTGTTATAGGCAGTTGACGGAAAAGTCATGTTCATGGCAGTTTCGCGAATCGTTGCTACCATGTCTTCCGCTTCATCTTTCGTGGCGGGCATTGCCATTTTGCGGCCAATAACAACATTGTTTGCGTATGCGTCAACAATAGCCTGCTTGAACAGATTGAACTCGCGAATCTCATTTCCGGAGAAAACAGAGTTGATTTTTGCAGATACGAAACGGTTAAAACTTTCGTAGGAAACAAAAGCGCCCATCAATTCCTCACGATTGATAGAAAGCGGAAACACGTCCTGCCGGTTTCGGCTATAATAGGCCACTTTTGTGTCACCCTTGTACAGCTTCAAAATACCGGAAAGATTCTCGCCGTTGTAGCCCATGGGATTGACCGGGTTTTCATAGATTTGCTGAACATCAGTGCCCAACGGATAGGGGCGGCCTTTTTTCAGGCGGGCAAGTCGATTGGAATAGCGCTTTACTTCCACCGCGGTGAACATAATTCTATCTACCAAAACAGATATAAATTCGTTCGTGTGCGCTTTATAATTTAAGATTGGATTGGCGAATTTGCTAATATCATCGCCCTCGGCAAGAACAGGAACATCATTCTGGGCGGATTCGCTCATCATAGAACGAACTGCATTCAGCGTTTTTTGCGCTTTTGCCGCTTCCGTCATTTTCTTATTAGAACTCATCGAAAAATTCATCCTCCTTTAACTCCTCGATCACTTCATCGGGTGTCTTTTCGTCATTGGCGGGCGGGGTGTCCTCGGGTTTGTTTACTTCGAGTTTCTCGCCTACTTTCATCATTAGGTTGCCGTTGATCTCACGAATACGATTATTGTCCTCTACCAGATTGGTGTTTTCAGCGGTAAGGCGTTCAATCTCACTTGCGTAGTCAACAAAGGTGTCCGTGATTGTTGCAAGATCGGGGCCGATCTCGGTTACATCTTCCGCTTTTGCAACACGATCAACAATTTCTTTGATTTGCTCAACAGATAAACTCATTTTGTTTTACTCCTTTCATAGTCTATTATATATAATTTTCTCGACTTCACTTTTGATCTGCAAATTCTCAAAAAACAATCGTCCTGCCACTGCAAAGGACTTGATCTTCTTTAATTCGGCTCCTGCGTGCGGCCTATTGTTTTCTGCTATTTTGTTTACAGTCAATGGGTTTGCCTTAGGGTCGCCTGCACGGCAGGCGTATAATGCTTGCGAACTGGAAGCAAAGAAAAAATATATTATATTGTTGTTGGTTTTTATGTTGAAAAGTTGGATTGAATCTTTAGGCTTTCGTTCGATTTGTGAATAGTCATCGTTTAAGAATGATTCATTGTTTGCATATTCGTTATACTCGGGTAAATATTTTGTTGCTAGTTTGTTTTGCGGCGTTGTAGCTTTTGCGAATGCTAATTCATTTGTTGTGGATAGCATTTCTGCATATATTAGATCGTTTTTGAATAATGGATTATAATGAAAATTTATTCCGAATGCTAAACAGTAAGGGTTTACCATTGATAGCGCGTTTGCCAGCATGAATACCTTGCCATCTTGGCGTGTTCGGAATATTGTTTCTTGCAAATCGGTGAACACTCTTAATTCATTCGGCAAATACCGCCGGAATGAGGATTTGTTATCAATAATAAATTCATCATATACTATTGTTGTTACTGCTGAAAAATCATCGGACCCTTTAAGAGTGTCGGCGTTTGTTAATGCTATAAATCGTCCTGCCTGCTTTCCATCTATATAGGCGGTTTTACCCCTGATTGAAAACTTGTGGTCAGGATAATTATTTTTGTGTTTTGTAAAAAAACCGTCAGTGGCTTCCTTGATTTCCGTTTTATAGCGCCGAATCCATACAAATTGTTTTTTACTTTTTAGGTATTGTTCGATCACATACTTTTTTAGCTGGTATGTTTTGCCTATTCCTCGGCCACCTATTAAAATATTTAGGTAGCGATTGTAGGATAAACATTTTCGTAAACTGTAATATTTCATAAATCGGTCGACGGAGAAGTCGCACCCCGGTTCCCCCCGGTGTAGTTCGGCGGCCGACTCCTCGCCGGTGGCACCCACCTTTACTAATGCGTTTTGATTCCCCGCCGCCTTTAAGAAAGAACGAAAGGTTTATGTACCTTTCATTTACAATGATAACAAATAAAAATTGTTTTGTCAAGGATTTTCGGCAATCACTTTCTGTATATTTTCATATTACAATCTGTATAGAGCAA